TCTCACTAACTGTCTGTTTCATCTTCCCAAGACTGATAAGATCTATTGGGGTGATTGGCTTGGTTTCGGTCACACTGATGTGTTGACTCAGAATACTTTGACCTACGCATTCCCTGAGGCTATTGATCAGAAACTGGTCATCGCACCACACACTGTTGTCAATGTGTATGCTGAGTTCTGTGACAGTGTATGTGAACCACTGACTGATTCTCTTGAAGACACTAACATGGTCAAGTGGATTCAGCCATCTGTTGATCGTATGCCACCACAGACTAAGGCACCTAAGATCAACAAAGACATGATCAAATTCTTGTCTGAGAAGGAGGCATATCAAGCCAAACTGGGTATCAATGCACTGATCAAGTCTGGTCAGTATCTTGATGATGCCACACTGACTGACATCCTTGGTTGTGTTCATCTTGCTAATCTCTATCAGTATGTGATGGAAATCAAACTAGACATCATGGATAGTCTTATCATCAATGATGCACCAACAGCTTATCTTCCAAGTGGTAATGTTGCTGCTAATGGTGAGGGTTATGTCTTCCATTCCGAGTGTTATGGTAGTGTGAAATTGGTCAATCGCACCGAGTTTGCTTACGCTAACTTCAACAACGGATACGGCACCTGATCCAGTTGACTAAGTGGCACACACCCGGTAGACAACGGGCTCAGTGTGCCCTATTATTTTATTATTGAAACAACCACAATGAACAACATCATCTACATCGGCTCTACCGATAACCCTAATAAGTTCCACGTTGGTATGACCTCCAACAATCGTTCTCCACTGTTGAGGTGGCAGGATGGCGACTATCGTGGTAAACTTCCTTACACCCCAAAACGCGTAGAGTTTTACACTGTAGGAGATCTTAGAGACGAACCTATCCATATTGACATCTTAAAGGATGCCAATGTCTATTCTGTAAAAGACGAGGAAGGTATTCGGTCAGACGAGATCTTTCGTGTTGATAGTGTCAACCCTGCAGAGTATCTTAAAAATCTGGTTGAACAGTCTATTGAATACCACAACACTGGTGTTCGTCGTGTCGAGAGATTTTACACTGCTAGACCACATCAAGCACTGGTAAATCAACAGGTAATGAGTAGGTTTGACGGTAACAGAACTGTTATCCAACCACTTAATCTGTGTGCCAGGTTTGGTAAAACCCTCCAAGGATTGTCTCTGTTCAATGTGTCTGGCCTTAAGGTTATGGTCGTTGCAGCACACTGGTTGGCTGCTAATCAATCGTTTATCAACACCGTAGAACAGAAGTGGGATATTACTTCAGACGTTGCAGTTATTAAACCTAACTATGACGCATTTAAGTCTGCCCTTGATAAAGGTCAACGTGTATTGATTGACGTGTCTCTACACACTGATGCTGAAAAAGTTGATCCAAAACTTATCAGTGCTCTGTCTGATTACAAAAAACTGATCTATATCGACGAGGCAGACTTCGGTGCCTGGACTTCATCTAGTCGAGAGACTGCATCCCAGTTTATTGAATCTGGTACCAACCTTGTTTGTGTTGCTACTGGCACCAATATTGATCGTGCTCTGATTGGTTCCAAGGGTCAGATTGAGCCACCTATTACTGTGTCTTACCTTGACCTGATTGAGGGTAAGAGAGGAGAGTATGCAGACCAGTTGTCTGATATTGTTGAGGTTGGTGTGCTTAATCTTGATGCCGCACAGGATCTTGTAGACGAACTTAATGAGTTGTCAGACGAGAGACGACCCAACATGACCAAGATATTTGAAAAACGTAACTCGCACATTCAACGTCAGGTTATCAAGACTCTCCTTGCAGATAGGGACTTTGGTGCTGACGTGTTTGGTATGTATACCACACAATATGGTTCAATCGAACACCCTGCGGTTATGGTGTTTATGCCTGGTAAAAAGGCAGACGTTAACAATTTCGTAAAAGTTGGTCAGTCTATTGACCCTGAGGCAAACTGGATTGCGCTCCATGGAGACGACTACACTAACAGGACTGCAGAAGATGCTGTCAAGAAAGTAATCAAGTCTGGTGGAGATAGAACAATTATTGTCTCTTGTTCTATGGGTGCTCGTTCATTCTCTGTGCCCAACATTGTTGCAGTGGTTAACTGTAAAGACGGTGGATCTCTCGGTGCAGCTGTTCAACAAGCATCCCGTTGTTTTACACCTGGTTGCGACAAGACACATGGTTTGATTGTCAACTACTCCTTCAATTCTGATCGCACTAGTTCCTTTGAAAACGATCTAATCTCCTCTGCCATCAACAACGACCCCACTGATTCTGAAGGAGCTGTGCGTCGTGTCTACGGTCTTATGGACTTCTTTAAGAAGACAGATAACGGAGACATGATTACACTGACAGAGACAGATTTTATTGAGTATGTTACCTCTGTAGACAATCTTAATAACATGGGTAAAGCAACCATGGATATTGAGGGTCTTGTGTCTAACGTTGACCTGCTTGATATTCTTGATTCTATTAAGAATCAACCCACTACAAATAAGGAATGGGGTGGAGTTATTGATCGTGCAGTCAGTTACATCAAGGCAGACAGAGAGAAGGGAGAACCTGACCCCGAGAAGAAGGCAATCAGAGAACTAATTAAAAAGATCAGTTCTGTGGTCGAGTGTACTTCAAACACATACTACATGGCACCCAACTCTTCTACCTTCAAGGATTGTCTTGCAGAGATTGCTTGTAACCCTGATAAAAATGCTGAATACACACGTTTAGTTGGTGTTGATGCTGACGTTGTTTACAACGACATCTATCAGTTTTTGAATCCTTCAATTATGGATTTGATTATTACTAAGGCCAGTAAACTTGACTCTATGGATAACTTTTCCTATAGTAGTGCTGACCACGCATCCAACATATTTGACCTTTGACAAACTGCCTCACCTCCAAATGTCCACCATGGTATGAAGACACTTTACCTCGCAAAAGAACCTGGCACAGGAGTCAGGTCGGACCTCTCCAGACTATCTGGGGAGGTTACTGTTGTTGACTGTCTAAATGCGTATGGTGACTTTTATCGTAAAATGGGATATAATGTTATCAGTAAGACCAAGTATTTTGAATTAGACGGAACCATGCGCTTTGATGTAGTAATCGGTAACCCACCATATGGCTCAGGTGGTAACGATGCAATCAAATTTCTAAACAAGGCAGCTGACCTGTCTGACGATGTTCGTATGATCTTACCACTTTCAGTGCGTAAGATATCGTCTCTCAATAAGATTCGTCTTGACATAGAATGTGTGGTTGATGAACAACTTCCAGACGATACTTTTCCTGGTAGTATTAGAACTGTCAAACAAAGATGGGTCAAAACTAACACACCAAGAGAGAAGATACCTACTACCACTAAACACTCTGACTTCCAATTTATTCCTTACAAAAGAAGACACGAGGCAAATATGATGATTGGTAGGATAGGTGGAGGACCCGCAGGTAGAGTAAAGACAGAAGACTTTACTCATTATTGCGATACTCATTACTTCATCAAAGCCTCTCCTCAAGTTGTTAAAAACCTTGTTAGTCTGGCGGATGAGTTTAGAGAGATTGCATTGAGAGAAACAAATGGTAGACCATCATTGACTAAAAATGATATTGTAGAACTATACACCGAGAGGTTTTGTAATGAAGAAGAATAAGCATAATTCATCTGTTGGCTCAACAGTTGATCGGTCAGACGATAGAATCAAGGAGACTGGTGAAGTATTCACACCACCAGAATTATGTGCTCAAATGGTGTCAGAGATACCCCTAGAGACTCTTCAAAACCCTGCATCCACATTCTTAGATAACTCTGCAGGTTGTGGTAACTTCCTTATGGCTCTACGGGATGAATTGGTCAAGTATCATACACTCGACCATGTGGTGAATAATATGATCTACGCCGTAGAGTTTATGGAGGATAACCACATCGAACTGTGTAATAACATGGGTGTAAGTGTTGATCATCCACACTATGTTTGCCATGACGCATTGACCTATGATTACTCGTTTGGTGAACCACAAGGTGTTGAATCCTTCTTCACATAATGCCTCACCTCCAAATGTCCCTTGTTATGTAACCACCAACTTTAATGATCAAACTGCGTCC